AGTTGTACCTCCACTACCGCTTCCGCTAGAACCATTGCTATTACTAGAATTAGAAGAATTAGAACCACTCCCAGAACTACTCCCAGAGTTAGAAGAACCGCTGCTTCCACTATTTCCATTAGTGCTTCCATTGTTGTCTATTTGTCCTTCCGACGACGTATTGGACCCTTGTCCAGATGATTCGCCACCTTGACTAGAGTTATTGCTAGAAGACCCAGTAGTATTATTACTTCCATTACTACGGGATTTATTATTCGAGCTTCCATTTTTACCTGTCGTTCCTGTTGTTCCTGAGGATGTTGTACTTCCTACTGAAGCACTAGATCCTATTGATGATGTCGAAGATAAGTCTAAACTAGATAAAGAGTTTAGATTCATCACACTATTTACTAGAGAAGTTACCGTAGTAGTAGAGGTCGTAGTTGTAGTTGTTGAGAATACTCCCTCACAAGGTTTGGCATTTTTGAAGTTTATGTAGGTAAAGTTTAACCAGTTGTCAAAAGTACCATCCTGTAGTTCTGTGTAACTAAAACTTTTTACTTGTCCGTAGTAACTTATTACTATGGGTGAGTTCATATCTGCACTTATGAACTTCAATTGTTTTGTACACGGGTCTGTGTACGAGTATGTGAAGGACTGAGCTTTTACACTCAGTCCTATACACATCAATAAGATTAATATGTTAACTCTTAAAGACACCGTTCTTGATAAGGTTTTCAATCACTTTAGTTGTAGCAGTTTCTAGTGATTTACGTGTAGCCTTACCTACTGTGCTTTGAGAAAACTTCATTCCGTCTAATGACTTTAAGAAAGATTCTCCAGTCTTAGTGGATTCTCCTTCTCCCGAGCCTATAAAGATTTGCCCTGTTTTTGCATCTACGAAACGAACTTGCAAACGGATAAAGGTAGTAACAACTACTTTAGCTTTAGCTCCTTCTACAGTTTCATCCTCATCTACGGCAAAGTCAGCAACAGTCACATACACAAAGTATTGTGCTGCTTTAATCTTTCCTTTCCCATCAATGGGTTCTTCAAAGACTCCTTTTTTAGAAGCCTTAAACTGGGTTACCATCCTTTCCTTGATTTCTCCCTTCTCTTCAGTAAATACAAAACGATTTGTCTCATCTAAATAATCTAATACGGATTCTGCAAAACCTAAACCTACGTTCTTCTCTTGTAAGTCTGGGTACATAGCCAATACTTTGGTCATGTCCATACTGATAACTTGCACGGTTCTCTTGATAGAGTCCGTGTAGTTAGAGACAGTAGAGATGTCTGCTTTCTCAATAACCTCATCCTCGGTTGTGGTCTTCATAGAACCACAACCATAGACAAGGATTACAATTAGTAAACTACCAAGGATCTTCTTCATCTGCTTGGGGTTTAGCGGCAGGAGCTGGAGCTGGAGCAGGAGCTGCTGCTGGTACTGCTTTCTCTTTAATAATTACAGTGTTGCCACCGCCATTATTTTGTTGCTTCTGCTGATTCTCATTACTGTTAGTAATGTTGATTACGGGTGCGGGTGCAGCTGTAGCTGCTGAAGCTGCAGGCTCATCTCCACCACCTAAAGTAGTAGCAAACCAAGCACCACCTGCAGTTACTGCGGTAGTGATGGCTCCGATGATTGCCTTTTTAACTCCAGACATTCCGCCTTCTTCTTGTTCTTCTGACATAATATTATGGATTAATTTTTTTACAGTTTTTATTGTGCCATCTTGAAATTGCAGCAGGTTGCGCCATAAAACCACAAACTTGACATGGTATTTTTGCTTTGGGATATTTATAATTTTCTGTGTTTTCCCTAGGCTTACGCATCTTCTCGATAGCTTCAGGACTATGCTTAACTCCTCGTATTGTATTTGCAAGTTTATCTTTTGATTCTTGCGTCCATACCCTACCTGGTTTTCCTTTCTTATCTAAACTAATTTGGAATTGCCGTATCTTCTCTCGTGTTTCTGGTTTTACAATTACACCAGTACCTCCATCACCTCCATCAGTTTGATTTGCTAAAAAACCCTGAGACTTATCTTTTCTTCCATATAACTTAATAAACTCCTTTTCTTTGGCACAAGCTTCTTCCCAACTCAAGTCATTCATAATGATATCTACTCTGTAACTTGTTTTGGCTACAATATTATGCCAGTATTCATTACGATGTTCTTTTGCCTTGGATCTTCTGAAGTTTCCTCCATCATCATCAACACCTATCCCTATATAAAAAGGAATATTTTTATCAAGTCTAATATGTCGGTAAAGATAAGCCACGTGTAAATTTACTTATTAATCTTCTTTTTTACTGTACTTAGCAGCTAAAATTTCTGGGGTATCATCTTCCTCATCCACCTTTGCTATCAACATTTTGTCACGGTCTTCAGAGTTAAACCAGTAGTCTACTACCTTATTCAAGTTACCTACAAAGGCACCTAAAAGAATAAGTAATAGTTCTTTCCAATCTTCTCCGATAGATGCTCCAAAAAATACGGCAGAGTTAATACCTACGATGATTAAAGTAAACAAACCTAACACAATGGCAGTAATCTTCCAACGGTTAGCTTGCATTTGTTGTAGCATGTAGTAAAAACGATTGTTATCTGCTACTGCTACGGGTTCTGCTTGGCCAAAACCAAGTTTGTCTTTGAGGCTCATAGTTTTATATAATTAATAGTTTCGAATCTAGTATGTCTTTGTTGGTTTTCAAAGTTAAGATGTATGTGCCGTTAGATAGTCTTTCTAAGCTAGGAGTATAGGTGTAGGAACCTTTGGGCATTTTTGTGTCTAAGATGGTTTGTATTAACTGCCCTACCTCATTATATAATGAAAGATTAACATTACTCTCTTCTTCTACTTTGAACTGAATCTGGACGTAGTCGGTAGCAGGGTTAGGAAATACTAACAAAGACGAGATGTCTTTCATAGCAACTACACCTTTACGTCTTACTTCTATAATACCCATAGCAGGAGTAATGACCATATCTTTTGCTTTGTCGTCTCCTACGTACTTCTCTGATGTCCAGATTGCTGCGGTAGCCCAAGAGTCTTGAGGTTTTTTAGCAACAAACTGTAGTGTAAAAGCAAGTTCTCCATCTACAAGCAAGTTAGAGTTGGTTAAATCTGCACCGCCCCAAGACAATAACCCGTTAGAAGGGTTGGTATAAGAAGTCCACTTCATCATCTTATCAGTTACTTCTACGTTCTTAAACTCTAAGTAAGCTGTATCATACTTAAGGTCTAACTGAAGAGCACCCAATGACTTGCCGTTAGTTAAAACTTTTACAGGCACGTTTACTAAATTACCTGCATCTACGGTTACTTTAGGCATGTTGATTTCTACTACGTCTAAAGTAGGGTCATCGTAACTTACTGTTTTGTCAATGATGTACTTTTTGGCATTAGCTTGGTTGACAATTTTGATAGGAGTCAAACGAGCCATCTTAAATCCAGTAGAGTTTGCGTCTCCTTTTACTGCTACGTAGTAAGTAATAGAATCTTTGCCATCTATAGAGTAGTCAAAGTTATTAATGGTAGAGTAGGTAGAGGTAAGGTTGGTGGAAGAGCCGTTAATAGCATTGTATTGGGCAACTGTGAAGAACATTACATCCTTTTTAGAATTAGGCCAGCTAGAGAATCTACCTGCCAATCTTCCATAAACTGAGTATACGTCAGCAATAGTAATATCTCCGTTGGTGTTGTTTACATCCATTGTGTAATAGTCAAATCCTGAAGGAGTGTATTGAGCTAAGATAGATTGATTGATTTTCTGTGCATCTGCAGTAGAGAATACGTTACCTGGAGTCATTGTATCTCCTTTAACCACCATACGGACATCCCAGTAAGTAGTGTCTAAGAATTTACGAAACACAACATGACCTAATGAGTTAGTTGCTTTGGCTTCTACTTGAGTCCAAGATCCTGAAGGAGCTTTCTTTTCTAAAGACACCCACAAGTTCTTAGCATCAGAGCCTGTTACGTTTTTAAACTTAGCAGCAAATCTTAAAACCTTTTGGTTGAAACGACCACCATAAGAGTAAACTACCAAAGTAGTATCATTACCCCAGTTGGTAGCAGCTTTGTTTGCAAATGATTTAACACCTGCAACTTTTAAAGTCTTGATAGAATCTAAGTTGTTCCAAACTGCACTACCTGCGTGAGTAAACGTAAGGTCAAAAGTAGCACCATTAGAATAGTTAAAGCTAGCACTAGAACCTGTGTAAGCTAGAGTTACAGT